TCTGTTACAGGCTCGTCTTACGCCCGACATGGAGAAAAGAAAGTGCTTACCGACAAAGACCTTGTTTACAGCACTTTTAAAGAGCCACTTGCCGGTAAGCTTTGGTTTGAGCGAATGAAAGCCGACAAGAAACAGCAAATACTCAGAGGAGCGGCGGCGATAATGGGAGGCAAAGCGAAATGAACATAATCGAGCTTATGAAAGATATCTTGCAGCAGTTTCCGAAAATATCGGAGGTTTGCAACGATATCCATATCGACTTTACCGATGATACGCCAACAAATTACGGCTTGTCCTCAACAGGCGACAGCCTTATAAGCTCTGATATTCTGGGCGGTCAGACAAGACAGCATAACTTCATTCTCTATGCGGTGTATCAGTCTATGAACGACTTTGACAGAATGTCAAACAGCGGCGTACTGCTTGAATTGCAGATGTGGCTTGAAAGCTATGCAGACAAGCACCGAGATACCACGTTCACTACCATAACAGAGGACGAGGAAAGGACAGGCGTTCTTGAAAAGCTCACCTGTGCAAACGGAATGATATACGCAATACCAAACGAAAACACAAACGATACTGTGCAGTATCAATTGCAGATAGCGGCACAGTATCAGATATAAAAGGAGGAAAACATATGCCTGATTATTCATACAAGAGCGGAAAGCTCAACAGAAGTCATCTTCTGCATTATCTTGACACTACATTCGCAGCGGTCGCCTCATCACCAAGCTGGTATCTTCTCGGCAAGGACGTTGAGGACGCAAGTGTGGCACTCAATCCTGACACTTCCATAAAGAAGAATATCCTTGATGAAACCACAGTTGAGGACAACGGCTATGAGCCTGAGTTCGACCTTGACACATTCTATGCAAAGCCCGGTGACGCACTTTACGAAAAGCTCAAGGATATCATGATGAATCGTCTTACCGGTGACGCCTGCAAGACAAGCGTGCTTGAAGTCATCGTTGACAAGACCACAGGTGCGTATGACGCTTGGACGGAAGATATCATCGTCAAGCCGCAGTCATATGGCGGACCGCAGGGGGGCGTAAATATCCCGTTCAACTGCACTTTTGCAGGAAACAGAGTGAAAGGCTCTGTCACCTTTGCGGCAGGCGTGCCAACGTTTGCAAAGGCTACGGAAGAATAAACTATATGACAAACATATGAAAGCACTTCGTTCAGGGCGGAGTGCTTTTTGTTTGCCATAATACAGAAAGGATGATAAAAATGTCAATGCAGTCAATAGATTTTAACAGCGGCAATTACAAAGAGTACGCTATAAACGGTGACGAGAACAGAGTGATAAGGATAAACGTGTCAGACGTTGGTATCATCACTAGGATACAGGACGCTATGAGTAAGGTTGACAATATCGCAGAAGAAGTGTCAGAACGTGAGAAGAATGAGGACAGAACTCAGCTTCTCAAAGAGTATGACCAGCGTGCAAGAGAAATGGTCAATGACATATTTGGAACGGATGTGTGTACGGCGGCGCTCGGAAGCGTGAACGTGTTCTCTGTGGCTTCAAACGGCAAGCCTGTGCTTGTGAACTTCCTTGAAGCGCTTCTTATTGTGGTGGTGCAGGAGATAAAGTCAGCACAGACGGCGGCTCAGATAAAGCTCGAAGAAAAGGTGGAGAAGTACATAGCACCTGTTATCGCTCATCAACATATTGCTCAGCCTGCGGTCAACGTGGCGGAGCTTTCTGACGAGGACAAAAAGGCTCTGCTCAGGGAGCTGCTGAAATGATAGGCAGTTTGCCAACAGCCCTTGAAATAGACGGCAGAGAGTATGCCATACGCTCAGATTTTCGGGCCATACTGCGGATCTATTCAGCCTTTGCAGACCCCGAACTTGACGAGCGTGAAAAGTGCTATGTGTGTCTTAAATGCCTTTATGCTGAGGATATCCCACGAGAGCATTTGCAGGAGGCTGTCAACAAGGCTTATTGGTTTGTTGGTGGTGGAGATGTTCCGCAGGAGAGCGTTCAGCCTGCAAAGACTATTGATTGGGAGCAGGATGAGAGTATTATTTTTCCTGCGGTGAACAAGGCGGCAGGCTTTGAAACGAGGACGGTAAAATATCTTCATTGGTGGACTTTTCTTGGCTATTTCAATGAGATAGGCGAGGGGCTTTTTTCGTCTGTTATAGGCATACGGCAAAAGCTTAACAAGGGCAAAAAGCTTGAAAAATACGAGCAGGAGTTTTACAGAAACCACCGCAATATGATAGACCTTAAACAAAAGCTCTCAGCAGAAGAGCAGAGGGCCGAAAACGAGGACAAAGAGTTTCTGAAACAACTGACGGGAGGTGAATGACAATGGCTGACGGGTGCTTGAATTTTGACACCAACATAAACAAAGAGGGCTTTGAAAAGGGCTTGAAAAGCCTTTCCGATATGGTGGGGGATATCAAGCCAAAGCTTAAAAGCCTTGCAATGGCTCTGACAGCTGCATTCTCTGTCAAGAAGCTTGTGGACTTCGGCAGGCAGTCCATAGAAACAGCCTCAGACCTTGCGGAAGTTCAGAACGTTGTCGATACGGCTTTCGGAGAGTCCAAGCAGAAAATGGAGGACTTCGCTGACACGGCTGTAAAGACCTACGGCATTTCAAAGCTCACCGCAAAGCAGACAGGCTCAAACTTCATGGCAATGGCGGCAGGAATGGGGCTTGCCAATGACAGTGCAAGCGATATGGCTATGGCTCTTACAGGGCTGTCTGCGGATATGGCGTCATTTTATAACGTTGGTCAGGACGTAGCAAGCACGGCTCTGAAATCAATTTTTACAGGCGAAACTGAGACCCTCAAACAGTTCGGTATCGTTATGACGGACGCCAATTTGCAGGCGTATGCACTTTCAAAGGGTATAACGAAGTCAACTGCCGATATGTCGCAGGCTGAAAAAGTTCAACTGAGATACAACTACGTTATGTCACAGACGGCTCTTGCTCAGGGGGACTTTGCAAAGACTTCTGACAGCTGGGCGAACCAGACAAGAATACTCTCTGAGCAATGGAAAGAGTTCGGAGCAACTATCGGCACTGTGCTGATGAACGTTCTTCTGCCTGCTGTCAAGGCGATAAACAGTCTGCTTTCACAGCTCATAGCTTTGGCACAGGGGGCAGCGAGGTCACTTTCAGAGGCGTTCGGTTTTGAACTAAGCAACAGTGCAGACGAGGCTCAAAGCATAGTGAAAAGCACCTCTCAGGTAGCGGATAATTACAGCGATATAGCCGACAATGCACAACAGACTCAAGAGGCACAGGAAGGATCTCTTGCAAGCTTTGACCAAATGAACAAGCTGAATGATGAGAGCAAGTCAGACAGCAATGGGGTCAGCGGAGCTGGGGAGATAATGCAGCCTTCCGGGACTAGCGTTGAGGTGGATACGGGAAAGGCAGAAAGTGACGTATCTGCTTTGGCGGACAGCCTTAAAAAGAAATTTGAAACTATGTTTGAGCCATTGCAAAAAGCTTGGGATAAATGCGGCAATGGGCTTGTTAAATCAATGAAGTCCAAATGGACAGAGATAGGCGGTTTGTTATCTGATGTCGGAAAATCATTTGCTGAGGTGTGGTCTAATGGAACAGGTCAGCGAATAAGTGAGGACTTGTTGGAAATATGGACAAACATAAATAATACGATAGGAAGTATTGCTAAAAATCTGCGTACAGCCTGGAATGAAAATAACATTGGCACAAGCATAGTTCAAAACATAGCCAATGCCTACGAGGCTATGTTCAGGCACACCAACGATATAAGCAAAAAGATATCAGAATGGGCTGATGAGGTGGATTTTACACCTATTCTTACGGGTTTTAATGAATTAACAAAAGCCATTGCTCCAATCAATGATGATATAGGAAGTGGTCTGTCATGGCTCTTTGATAATGTTCTGCTCCCTATGGCGAGCTGGACCATTGAGGACGCTATACCTACATTTTTAACTACTCTAGCTGATGTTTTAGAGGGGTTAAGAAGCGTTTGGGAGACGGCAGCTCCTGTGCTTAAAGAAAAGCTATGGGACGAATTTTTGCAGCCAATAGCAAAATGGTCGGCAGGTGCTTCGCTTACCATTCTCAAGTGTTTAGGCAAGGCTTTCAGAACTATATGTGAAAGCGTAGATGGAAAGAGTATCGAGGTTCTTGTTGACTTAGCAAAGGCGATGACCGCTATTTATCTTGCGGCTAAAGGAAAAGATCTGATAGAAAAATGGGGCAAATCATTATCTGGACTTGGTACTGTTTTTCAAGACAAGTTGAAAGCTTTGGATAAACCTATAACAGCTTCGGCGACAGAGGGAGGCACTACATTCGCAACAAAATTTATGTCAGTTGTCGGTGCAGCTATTGCAGGATGGGAAATAGGAACAATGATCCGTGACGCCATAGGTCAAGAAAATCTTGATGAATTTTTCTTTCCTATCTTTGACGCTGTTGTTTCGGTTTGGAACTCAATAACAAACTTCTTCACAGAAACAATACCGTCGTTTTGTGAAAGTATAAAAGAAACTTTTCTCGGCTATGCCACATTTTTCTCTGACATATGGCAGGGGATAAAAGATATATTCAGCTCTGTCACTGAATGGTTTACTAATATCTTTGAAAGTGCGTGGAATGGCATAGTTTCAGTATGGTCAGGTACAGTAAACTGGTTTTCAGATGTGTGGCAGGGCATAAGAGCTGTATTTTCGTCAGTCGGGTCGTGGTTTGGAAATATTTTTTCGTCAGCTTATGACGGAATTAGGAAAGCATTTGCTACTACGGCAGAGTTTTTCAGAAATTTATGGGTAGCCATAAAAGCACCATTCAAAAAGGTTGCTGATTGGTTTAAGGATATATTCTCTAAAGCTTGGCAGGCTGTCAAAGATGTATTTAGCACAGGTGGAAAAATATTTGACGGAATAAAAGAGGGAATAGCAGGAGTTTTCACAACAGTAGTTAATGGTCTTATAGGGGGAATCAATAAGGTCATTGCTGCTCCGCTGGAATTTCTGAATGGCATTTTAAATGACATTCGTGATATTGAGATTGCTGGTTTTACGCCTTTTGATGAGATGTGGGGATATGACCCTATAACTATTCCTGAAATACCCAAACTTGCCCAAGGTGCAGTAATACCGCCGAATTCTG